TCAAACGAAACTCCGTATTGTGTTTCTATTGCATCGAATATACGTTTAACTTTCAACGCTGGGAATAATTCAGTATAAACAATCGCACCTCCTACCGTATCGATGTTATTCGCTGGTGTTGTTCCGTTGTAATCCCACAAACGCTTTGAACTAATCAACGGGTAGCGTACATCGTAATCCGTTACACCATCCTCAATCCTTGCTTGTACTTCTGCTCCTGTATAATCGTGTGCGTATGCTGTTAGGTCTAAATCTCTTAACTTGTCTTCTCCAAATTTATCTTTGAGTGAAACAATATCCCCATAAAACGTAACTGTATAGCTTTCTGCTTTACCGTTTTTAAGGTTTGACTTCTCTAACTGTATCTTCCCCGTTCTAAACGTTGTTAAGTCAATCTCAATATATCCTGCACGTCTTATGTTGTGGTCTATTGTGCCATCTACATCAGATTGATAGAAGTGTTCAAATATAGCGTTATTTACCGTGCTTGCTGGTACTGTGAACGATTGCGAAAAGTCAGTAAATACCTTAGAAATGTCCTGTATATTCTGAATAGTCGAATTAACTTGTATCTGTTCGTCTTCAAACAGCTCTAAACGTTGTCCCTCGATGTATATCTGTACGCTCCTATTCATTACACTACGTTGTTTATACTATTGTAAGCAAATTCAAACTCTAGGGTGTAGTTTATTAAGTTCATGTTTATGTTCTTATTAAACTCCGTTGATGTGGTCTTAATCGTTGCGGGCTTGTTGTCAATCAATATACGCTCGCTTAACATTATTTCCTTTAATACATTATTCCAATCTTCATACACCCACCCTGTATTTACTCTTATGGATTCTTTGCCGTTTGTGTTAAACTGTCTACGTTGTCCCTCTAGTTCATCATAATTTACTAAATCAGATTGAAGTAAGTTGTACTTCTTTGAGTCTGTTTCAAACGTATCGAACGAAGCCTTAAAGAAAAATTCCCTGGACCATGCTCCGTACTTGTTTATAAAGTCTATGACAACAGGAGTGTATTTACATTCTGTAATTGGTCTGAAATATCCAGTCCATTGAAGTACATTAGTGTCGCTAAATAATTCTACTTTGTTTCCGTCTGCATACCATGTAGGATAAACACGGTAAACGTTTTTAACCCTACTATCTACGAATACTGCTTGCTGAACTAATCCACTATTAAGGTTTGTGTATTGTACGTACCAATCCTGCACTCCATCTATTGTAATTTGTCCTGCTCGTTTTAGCGTGTCTGTTGATAGTGTAGCTGTTGAGTCATACAAATAGTAGTATGTAGCTTCTCTTAACTTAACCTCGCTATCTTGTGGATTACTACCATCTAAATAGAATCCGTAACCATCAAATGCTTTTGTCGTGAAATCACTAACCAATGAATAAACTCCACCTACTAATTTAAAACGCTCAATCTTGACGTTGCACCATTGTGATGTGTTTGTGTTCGATATTGAGTTGTAAACATTAGGAAACGAAGCGAATGTAATGTATTCACGTATATAAGGACTTACATCGTATGTAGTCTGTGTGTTGTTGCTTGCTGGAATCGGTTTACTCAATGTGTATTGTGGTTGCGCTGGTGCTGAACCTGTACCGTTCCACAAGTAAATGTTTATCTTGCTACCTGTTTGGTTTAACTCATCAATCTCAATGATATATGGGCTTCGTGCGTTTATCATCTCTTTGGTTGTTTTATACTTATTTTAAATAATTCTGTTACATCTAAACCGTACTTATCTACTAAATCGGTAGGTAGTCGCTTGTAAGCATCTTCGAATGGCTTAGTAAAAAATAACGTAGGCTTAAGACCTCTAGCCCAAATATTTTTAGCTAGTATAAAACCTATTGTATTATAGTTGCCTTTTTTATACTTGCCTTTCTCATCTCTAAGTCGTATGTTCTTACGCTTTGCCCAAGCACTCAAAGGCTCGCTAGGTGGTCTTTTATTTTTAAATGAATATGGGCTGTTTGGTGCTTGCTGTCCTCTTATCTTAGCATTTTTAGATACCTTAGATGGGTCTTTACCTTTAACCCCTTTATCTTGGTAAAATCCCCAATCCTCCATACTAAAGTACATACCTATTGAGTTCTTACCTGTAAACACTTCGCCTTTCAAAGAATTATACAGCTTCTTTGTGTCGTTATGTTTCAAACGTGTTAGCCTAGTGCGTGACTGTCTTATCACATACTTTTTGAAATCTTCTAGGGCTTGTTGTGTTTCCTTAATCTCCATTTTGATTAGCGCAAACGCTTGTATAATTAGGTACTAAAATATTGAATGTCATTTCCCATCCTGATATATAATTCTCAAAACGTTCCACAAATGGAGTATTTACTGCTTCTCCATCTATTGAGTATAAATCATCTAATAACTCACCACGTCTTAACATTGCTTCGAATCGCAACAACACAGCTAAAGTAGTATTTAAAACGTCTAACTGATTGTCATTTCTTCTAATCTTATCCGTGGTTTCGGTCTTAGATATATCTACTACATCCATGGCGAAAACAGTTATATTAAAATTCAATACGTTATTCTGTGGTGTGCAATTGTTCACTATAATATGAATCAAGGGAAACAATGTATTTTTGCTTAAATCAACGTCAAATATATTACCCTCTGTAATGGTGTTTACCATTGGATCATTATCGAAGTACGTTTCTATTTTCTTTACTAAGTTATAATAACTCATTGTTTTATTTTCTTTAATTTATTAATCTCAATTTCATTCTTTTGTTTCTCAAATGCTAAGTACGTAAGACACTGTCTAATCGGAAGTCGGGCAACGGTTTCAAATCTTGTGATGTCGCCTTGAGATAGCGCATATAAAGAGCCGTACCAACCCCACTGCTTGGTGAACTGGTATTCTTCGCTGAACTCGTTAACTTCTCCGTTACTTTCTCCAAATAATGTATGGAAGCTGTCAGTAATTCGCTTTCTAAAGTCGAAAAAAAAAGCACTGCACCTAGCATAATCTCCAATGGTGCGTTCTCCATTACTTCGCAATACGTGACCGATGATGTGTACTCCTCAATCTCGTATTTATCCCCTCTGCGCTTTGTTATTGGTCTAAACATTATAGCCATAGCATTGTGGTACGTGTTAACGTCTTGAATGTATCGCTCTAAGTCGATGTACTCACCGTAGCTGATGTTTTCAAAGTCAGGAATGAAACCGAACTCAACACCTCCTAAAGTAAATCTATGTTCGAACTTTGGTTTACTATCGAATAACTTTTTGAAGTGCGCAACTAATTCTACTAAGTCATTGTAACCTATCTTTACTACTTGCTTTAATTCAATACCGCAAAATATTTCAATCATTTTTTGCGATACAAACTCCTCATCGTTTGAGTTTTGCGCCAACTTCATAAACCGTTGATAGTTCTTTAATGGTATTTCTTTGAGTGTACTCGGTATGTATAACTCTAACTTCATATTATATAAACTTTAAAACGTTAAAAATGTATCTAGTAAACGTAATAGTTTCCTCTTTGTGGATTCTCTAATTGATATGTAACAGCATAACGCACGGCATCAATAGCGTGGTTAAACTTATCTATCGGTGTTTGTGACTTACGCTCTAGCCAGCAGTAGTTATTTAACTCCTTAACCAAGTCTACACTATCCTCGTCAACTATCAACTCATAATCTTGCAACAATGCAATACCGAATTTAACAGAATCTTTACCCTTAACGGCTTCTACAATGTTACATCCTTTCTGCCTTAGTTCCTCAATCAATCGAGGGTCTGCTGAGTCTGCCACAATTACGTCACGCATTGCAAACTCCTTATTTAAGTCTGCCATTTGTTGAATTGATAAGTTCGTTTTATATACGTGTTGCTTGATATATATACGCTTGTTCTTTTTATCTATTGACGTTTGTATCAATGTCGTAGGATCAATCGAGAACCCGAAGTCTTGACCGAATACGCTCGTACCTTGGTTTACAAACTTGCCCAGTTTCCAATTACTAAATATAACCCCCTCTGCACGTTCTAACCAACCCCCTAAAATCTGATGTTCATATCGTTTCGGATTGTGCTTTCGTAAGTTTTCAACTTGATTTAAGAATGACTCAGATAGATTAGCTTCGTTATCCTTGTACGTTGTGTGTATGTACGTTGTATCGCCTTTTATAATGTTGCTTCCTGCTTGTACTCCTCGTGACTCAAAGAAACGAGTATAAATAAAATGCTCCTTTGTAGTTGGATTCAGTATTAATATAACTCTATTCTGCTTTGTCTTGTGCCGTATCGAGTAGTCTATCTTGTCGAATATATCCTCATCCTGTAACTCCTCTGCTTCATCAAGCACCCATGTAGTAGTTCCTTGCAACGATTTCAAGTTTGCTGTTTGTGTTCCTGATGATGTTTTGATACCACGAAATATAATCTTTGAGCCTGTTACAATATTAACTATCTCATCCTTTGTAATGTGGAATCGTGAGTGCATATCTAACAAGTCTATTTTTTCAATAAACTCAGGAATAATAGATATGTGCGCTGAAACTAAAGTGTAACGAGTAAATAGTATGGTATGTCCTTTTTCTTCTGTTAGAAGTAACAAAAACGTGGTAACACTAAACGACTTAGCACTACCACGACCACCTGTTACTATAAAATACCTACTATCTGAACCTAGTAAGTTATATTTATTACTTATTACTACCACCCACGCTAAATAAGTCTTTGATATTAAAGTCTAGTTTATCTCCATCGCTAGTGATGTCTACGTTTTCTTTAGGTTTGCCGAATAGGTGTTCTGCTAAGAATATTTGACCTCTAGTAGTAGCGTATAAATCCATAGCAAATGCAATCCTAGCTTCATCATCTGTATCTACTCCTTTGAGTTTACGTATTGCAGTTAAGATAATGTTGTTTGTCTTCTCGAAGTCTTGTTTAGGCTTGTTGCCTGCTCCCTCTCTTCTACCTCCGTGTCCGTTTGCCATTTTGAAAAAAGAATTGATTATTCAACTATTACTTACACTTATAAAGATAGTATTTATTCGTATCTATCCACTCCTCTTTGTTATTATTGGAGCAATCCATATCTAAAGTGTCTATCGGATAGCCTACGCTGGTATATTCTGTTGTACCATTTGCAAAGGTAAACATTTTATTTTCAACATACCACTTTTCGCACTCACATTTTTCAACTTTTTTACATGAAAATGCTAATAGTGCAAATATACTAATTACTATATTCTTCATAAACTTTTTTTAATTTGTTCATTATATCTACCCAACATGATGAGCATGATGTAGGCTCTTGTCTTACGTTAAACACACGAGAATAAATAGGAATTATCTTCGCTTGATCCGTTGGTCTAAGTGTATATACTTTATTTTCAAAGTACACACTCAAAGTATTGTATTCGTTTTCTGTAAGGCATTGAGGTCTGCTGTATGGAAACATAGCGTTAAGTTTTTGTTTACGCTCTGCACATCCACAGTCCTCTCCTAGAATGAATTTAGCCACTTTATCTATTCCAGTAGCTTGTAGTACATTCTCTACTGTATCTCCTAACCCTTGTGCTGGTTTACGTGTTCTTTTTTTGCTCATATCTTTGTTT